GGCGACGTGGCTATCTCCCCGTCACGCGAGGCGCTGTCGTATGATCCGACTACGTGTGCAGCTATCATCGAGAAGTTGAAGGTGGTTCTGCGCGAAGCCTCCGCGAATTACAGGAAGGGCCTCGACGCCCAGCCTAACCTGCTGGCTGCCCGCAAGTATGTGTATGGCACCCATGCCAACGAGACTTCCGCGTTCCTCCGCAAGCTGGGTGATACGAAGTCTCTGCTGTGGAAGGGCCAGCCTATCCCGACCACCATCCACGTCGATGCACCTGCGATGGGGGAGGGTGTTGCTTTCGACCGCATCACCAAGTCAATCCGGCGGCAGGTGCCTCAGCGGATTGCACAAAATATGCCTTGGGTGGAGCATAACGCCCGGAGCCAGGAAGTTTTCTTCTGGTCGGCTAAGGCTCCGCGCAATTACACTGTGATCCTGCCCGAACACTTCAAGCCCTCCGGTAAGTGGGCGGCTATCATCATCAAGGGTGGTAACTTCGATGAGGTGAAGGCGAAGTGCGAGGAACTGGGTATCCCCGTGCCCCTCGACTATGCTACGCTGCCCGTGCCCGCAAAGGCTGTCGCCCAGGCGAAGACCTATGCCCGCACCAAGGGGTATGAGTTCGATAAGCTTATGGATTACAAGCGTGCCACGAGCGAGTTGCCTCTGGCGGGCGGGGGATTGTTCCTTGAATTTTGTGAGGGCCACCCCATGCTGCGCTCCGATTACAAGGCGCTGAGGGAACTGTTTCGCCACGGCTATTTCAAGACGCCGCCCCGTGTTATCGGGTTGCCGATGGCAAGCAAGCGCACGAAGGCTCTGGAAACTGCGCTGAAGACTAATGGTTGGCAGCAGTTTGATAAGGCGTGGTTCGAGGCTAACGTCAATTCAGACTGGCTTCGAGATGAGTTCAAGCGCCAGTCTATCCGCAACTGGTATGGCATGAACAACGGGCTTATCAGTCAGGAGAATCTGTTGAGGGTAGTTCCTCGCGTCAAGTTGAAGGAGGCTACTAACTTCTTTGACGTGGTGGTTCCTCACCTGAAGGATAGCTTTACCCACTTTCCTCAGCCGCGCCAGACAAGGACGAACTTCCATGACGTGGCTTCCGCTGCTCAGCGTGACGCAATGGATTACGGCATGAAGGAGTCGGACAAAGCTGAGGCGGCGTGGAAAGTTTTTCTTGACGGCCATCCGCTGATGCGATACTTGGACCTGCGGAATATCCCGCTGGACCGCCTCGTTGAATACGTCAATCGTTGAAGAAGGAGACGAAGATCATGGTGCCGTTCATTCTGAAGAACAACTCTGTGTCCCTGTTCCCGGAGGGGGAAGCTCCCCTCATGGTGGACAGCAGCCACCCTAACTTCAAGGCGGTGGTGGACGCCATCAAGGAGGGCAACTTCGACAAGGCGATTGAGCTTGCCGAAACCAAGACCTTCTTCCAGGCTGTCAGCGGCGGACAAGTTTCCATCTCTGATGACGGGGTTACCTACAAGGGAGAGGCTCTCTCCGGTTACCTCGTGGACAAGATGATGCAGTTCTACCAGGGGGGATTGCCTGTCGAGCATTACTGCAAGTTCCTTGCGAACCTCATGGCCAACCCGTCGATGGTTGCCCGCAAGGAACTGTATCTTTTCCTGGAGGCGGCCGACCTTCCCATCACCGAAGACGGGCACTTCCTCGCATACAAGGCGGTGCGCTCCGACTTCAGGGACATCTACTCAGGCAAGTTCGACAACATCCCTGGCGCACGTCACGAGATGGATCGCGCTGCGGTGGATGACGACCGCAACAAGACTTGCAGTGAGGGCTTCCATGCTGCCGCCTACGAATATGCCAAGGGCTTCATGCGCCACGACGGTAGGATGGTGGCGGTGAAGATCAACCCGGCTGATGTGGTGAGCGTGCCTTCTGACTACAACAATCAGAAGCTGCGGTGCTGCGCCTACGAAGTGATGTTCGAGGTGCCCGACGCGGCCGACATCTTCAAGGGTAAGGCCCTCGCTGATGCGAATGGGTTCTTCGCTGAGGGGGATGACGACTCGCTGGATTTCCTCTATACCTAACGGGGGTATGGGTGGGGGAGGGTATCTGCTCTCCCCCTTGCAGGAAGGGACACTTGATAGATGGAAGCCAAGCTTGAAACTGATACACCTGATGCTGCTGCTGTCAGCAATCCTGGTCCTGTAGCTAGGCTGACACGGGCGCAAGTGTTTGCTCGTGATCCCGAGCAGGTCAGCGCCGAAGACATCGCCTTCGTTGTCGAGGAACTTACGAAGATCAATCAGCGCAATCGCAAGGCGCGCAAGGACGACGAGGTTATCGCTGCCGGTGTTGCCAAGATCAAGAAGGTAAACGCCGCAGCTAAAAAGAAGAAGGCCCCCACCGTCGCCGCCGACATTCTGGATACCAAGCTATGAAGATGACGAACAAGTTGCGGCTGCCGGAAGCAATTGTGCGGGCGGTAGAAAAGGACTCCTATACGAAAGGTACTGCTGACATCAGCGTGACTGAACTGCTGAGTCCCCCGCAGATGCGGAAGCTCAAGCTGCAACACGCTGATGAGTTGGTGGAGGATGTGAGCGACCGTATCTATTCGCTGTTGGGCCAGTCCCTTCACACCATCATCGAGCGGGCGGCCAGCGATGATGCCCTGGTGCTGGCCGAAGCCACCGTCTATTCGGAGTACGGTGGGTGGATTGTGAAGGGGCAGGCTGACCACCTGTTGCTGGCGACGGGCGAACTGCTTGACTTCAAGATGACCTCGACGTACAAGGTGTCGAGCGGTCGGGTTCCGCGTGAGTGGGTGGAGCAGACCAACATTTATCGGAGGCTCTTGCAGAAGGAGAAGGGCATTGAGATTCCTTCTCTCGCCATCATCGTTATCCTGAGGGACTGGTCGAAGAACAAGAGCCGCCAGTCGCAGGACTATCCGCAGTCGCAGGTGTTGCGGATGGACGTGCCGCTTTGGACAGCCGAACAAACTGATGCCTTCATCTTGGAGCGCGTCAGATTGCATCAGGCAGAGGAGCCGGTATCCTGTTCGGACTATGATGTGTGGGCACGGCCCTCCATCTATGCGGTGATGAAGCGCGGCAATGTGCGGGCTATCAAGACGTACAACAATCTGGCTGAGGCGGAAGCCCATGCTTCCCAGTCGGCTGCCTTCTATGTGGAGCATCGACCGGGGGAAGCACTCCGTTGTCAGGAGTGGTGTCCTGTTGCTAAGATGTGTCCGCAATGGGCGGGTGATCCCCGCAACAAGCAAGTGCAATCTGTAGAGGAGTCTCTGTTCGGTGCCTAAGTTCGAAGCTTCCAAGCTGCCGCCCCGAGTCCTCATCTGCGGTGAGCCTGCCGCCGGTAAGACCGGGGCACTCGCCCAGTTGGCCAACTCCGGGTACCGGCTGATGATCCACGACTTCGACAGCAACAGCCGGGTGCTGGCCTCGTACCTGAAGCCCGGTGCCGCCGATGTGTACGTGAACACGTATGCCGTGGCGAAGATCACCAACACCAATCTGTTCGCAGGTTCCGGTACTGCCACGAAGCAGGCCCTGGATTCGATGCGCCTGTTCTGCAAGATGCTGGAGCATTGGAAGACAGACAGCGAAGACCTGGGTCCGACCAGCAAGCTGACCAGCAAGGATGTCATTGTCATCGACAGCGGCACGTTCCTTGGGGAGATGATGCTTCTCGCCGCACACGAAGACCCTGAAACCAAGCGGGACTTGCGGTCCCTTTACAACGTGGCCGGGCGCTACTACGGCGCCATCCTCGATCACCTGACAGGGCCGAAGGTGGCTGCCTCCGTCATCGTGCTGACGCACCTGATGCAGACCGGCGACAAGGACGACCAGGGCAAGATCATCGGTAAGTCGCGGGACATTCCTGTGGGCATCGGTGAGAAGTTCTCGAAGAAGATGCAGACCTACTTCTCTGACATCTGGCATCTTGAAGTGGGGCGCGATGGCAAGCGTACCTTCAAGACTTCGGCTACTGATCGCGCCTCCCTACGTACCAGCGTGCCCAACCTCATCAAGCCTGTCGAAGAGTTCGACCTCGCCTCGATGATGGACCGCCTCACTTCCACCTAACCACAAGGAGCTAGAGTCCCATGGCACCTAACCCAAAGGTAGTTGGGTCCGTAAAATTCCGGGCATCAAAGATGGTAGAAGCTGAGCGCCGACGCTCGCTTAACCTAAATGATAGTTTCGTTCGACCCTTGTCGCCTGCCCACGCAGAGATGTATGCCCGTCTGCGTCTCGCGAAAGCAGGCATCAACGTGGGACCGAATGTTAATCTGAAGTCCTGCTAAGAATTCTGGGGAAGGCGCTTGACGGGGGTCCTTCCCCAGACTATAAGTACCCCGTCCCGTAGTGGACACAACCAAGTTGGAGATCGAGTCGTGGACCTTTTTGACACCGTCGTTTCTGAGACTGCCGCTGAGCGCCCGGCCTTTCGTCAGGCTCCGCCCGGTGACTACCTTGTTACCGTGCAGTCGGCCAAGATTGTGAAGGCCAACTCTGGTACGCAGGGTATCGAGATTACTTTCACCATCAATGAGGCGATGCACAATGGCGACATGGAAGGTGTCGAGCTTGCGAAGTGCCGCCTGCGTGATACCCAGTGGGTGACGGAGAAGACCATCGGCTACGTGCAGGAACGCCTGTCCCGCATCACGCCGGAAGTGGTGGGTGAGTCGCTGCGTGACGCGCTCGACATGCTGCCGGGCAATGATCTGGTGGTCAGCATTTCGCATGAGACGGCGAACCGGGATGGTACCCCGCTGAATACGCCGCGCCTCAAGGTTGACCGTTACTACTCTTCGGAGTGGTACACTAACAACAAGCGGGCCGCCTAACCAGCCCGGCTAGTTGCAACGGGGGAGTGGGCAGAAGCCTGCTCCCCTTTTCTATGGAGGCATCTATGAGGCTGCGCTTACTGCTGGGAGCATTGGCGTGGTTTCTGCTGGGCGTTCTGGTAGGGAATGCGTGGGCGTCCCCGCCTAACAGGCAGCTAGAGTGTCTGGCTAGGGCGGTGTATTGGGAGGCACG